ACTTTTACGTTTGCTGTAACGTGTAGGGGGGTCCGGGGGTGTTATCTGTGCTGGAATCTGTGCAGATCAGTGCAGGGTGTGGGTGTTGGTGGGTGCTTGACAGCGACTGATTATGCTCTATACTGGTTGACAGATCGGGGCAATACCGCGCCGGTCTAACAGCAAATTTAACTGGAGTTAAAAATGGCTACACTGAAAACACAAACCACTGCACTGGTCAACGCATTGCACAAAGCGAAGCAGGCCGAAGCGAAACCACTTCAGGTACTGCTCGACTCAGCATCGGTCATCACCAGCGCAGACGATCTCAAGGAATTCGGCAACGCAATCCAAGCTGGACTAATCGCCAAGGGCTGGACAGAAGGTAGCGCCAACGCCCAGCGATCAAAGGCAAAGCGCATCGTCGGCACCATGTCAGCAACCGATAAGAAAATGGTCGAGGCTCACGGCATTGCCAACCGAGACCAAGGAACGCAACTGGTTCACCAACTGGCGACAGAGGCAACCAACATCAGCGACCTCTACACTGCACTGGCACCTAACAAGATCGAGGAGCCTACCGAAGCCGACAGCGCCGACGCGGAACCGGCAACCGATGAGCCCTTGGACATCAACGCCAAGACACCATCCGAACTGCTCGACATTTACGAAGAGAACGGAAAGCTTCATGGTTGGACGCGAACCGAACTGGCACAAGCCGCGCTGGAACGCTACATGGTCGAACTTGAGAAGCAAGTTGCATGATCGATCCCGACATTGCATGGCCTCTGATCATCGGAGGCCTTATCTTGATCGGCTACTTTGAGATCACCGAACCAGACTGATCACCACCAGCCTCGCACATCGCGGGGCTTTTTTATGCCTGCTCTACACGTTCGTGTATGGTGACGCTACTTGACAACAGAATATGCATGGTATAATGGTAACAGTCGGGAGGTATTGTGCCTGACGAAAACGAAACTTTAACTGGAGTTAAAACTATGTCTGAACGCAAAGCTATACTCAAAGTCGGATACACTCAGTTTGTTACTGACGTATCCCTTGCCCTCGTGCTGGAAGAGCACCTAAGTAAACTCACTCAGATATCATCACACTGGGTTGACCCAGATGATCACCCCGACGTAGAACCAAACGGTCTTGTGTTGTGCGCGACTGACACACCCGTCAGTATTGACGCCGAGCTTGTCTCTAAAACTGAGTCTGTTGTCGAAGATCCTGAGTGGTGGCCGGCGGCTAAAGCTACAATGGAAGCCAACAAAGAACAGATTCAAAACGACAAAGAACTTGAAGCTTCTTTGCGAGAAGCCAACGAGATGGAGTCTGAATTATGATAGGTGAACGTCCTTTATTTCTTATCGCGCAGGAAATCGAAGACACATGGGGTAACGTATCGCCCTATGCTCGCCCGTATCTTGACGCCATGAAATCCCTTGTCACACCAAGACAAAACTACTACGAAGACTCAGGCACTAGTGTAGTGCTGTACTTCCTGTCCAATTCCCAAGGCTGGCGCGGTGATGATGCTCGCCGTATCAAAGCTGAACTCAAGGAGATGGTATAATGTTTTCTATTCAAAAGAGCGAAGCACCTAAACCTCTCAACATCCGCAACCGTGGTAGCAAGTGGCGTGATTTGTTTGAGTCCATGCGTCCCGGCGAATGGGTTCGTGTACCCAAGGAGTCACAAGCAAGGGCAAATGCGGCGGCGGCTAAGTATATGCGTGGTCGCTATTCCTTGTATCGTATCGACAACGTGACAGGTGACTACTGCCTGTTGAAGTTACGTTAATCTAACACGGGGTCAGCGATGGCCCCTATTTTTTAACTGGAGTTAAACTATGAAAGCATCTGATCATCCGTTTAATGCTAGTGCTACTTGTAATATGTGTAACGCAGTCGAAAGCGTTGTGGTTACGTGTGGTGAAATCAAACAGTACCTCGCTGGCTCACTTGTTCAACAAGTTTGGCCTGATATGTCATGTGACAAGCGCGAGACACTAATGGGTTGGTTAGCGCAACATCGTTCACCTAGTGGTTTCCATCTGTGTGGTGAGTGCTGGGACAGTCAATTAGGGGATGAAGAATGAAAATACATATTACCAAGGGCAGTGGCAAGATGCAGGATATGCGTTCGATCAACACCAACACTGCCACCAATCAGTTTTGCATTGACCAATACCACATGGAGTGTGGTGGTCACAAGCGTATATGCAAGTCATGCTACAGTTATTCAAGCTTGAATGCCTATCGTAAGAATTGTCAACCTGCATTTCAGCGCAATAGTGACATACTTGCTAGCGATCAACCTATTGACATTCCAAAACTTAATGACTTGTACTTCAGATTCCACAGTCATGGCGAGCTAATCAACGATGACCACTTCATCAAGTATTGTGAAATAGCTGACGCCAACCCACAGACTACCTTTGCACTGTGGACTAAGCGTGTCGAGTTTGTGCGCCGTAACAAAGTGTACATACCTGACAACCTCATCCTTATTTATTCTAATCCTATCATAGATCAGGTGATGAAGGAACCCCCTCGTGGTTTTCATCGTGTGTTCAACAACGTGTCCAAGTCGTATGGTGGGGAGGCCAATTGCACTGGACAAAAGTGTATGGAGTGTTTAGTATGTTACAAGTTCGACACCGACAAGGTGATCGTCGAGCACGTTAAATAAACTTAACTGGAGTTAAATATCATGGGTTGGAGAAGTGAAATTGAAGTAACGAGTACCATTGACTTGTGCGATTACGAAGACGAGATCATGGATTACATGGAGCCTGATAACATCATCGACGCTATAGAGATGATGAATCGGTGGGGCTACAGTGACGATGTTATCCTTGAGCATATGCTTGAGGAGCCTGATGCATTCTTGGCTAAGGTGTCAAACATTCTCACAGTAGAGACTGCACTGCAACTGGTCAAAGATGTTTACAAGTATGGTTATGATATACAGGTACGCAACACGACTGCCAAGGATAAACAGATCGCTGAACTGAAGCAGAGGGTTGACGATCTGTTGGCCCTCAATCATACTTTAATCAAGGAGAGTAACGATGATACACCGAACGTTTGACACTGAGCTTGACTGTCCGTGGATGACCATCGATGTGCAGATTACCTACCTGTTGCACGAGGAGATGGGTCTGGTTGAGGTTGACCAGATCATGGCTCACGGGTATGATGTTACTGCGTGGTTCAATCACGATTACATTATGGATCTAATTCAAGATGATATGGAGGAAAGAGCGTGATAGTTACATTCGACAACAAGTACCCTGAGTACGCGGCTCCGTGTGAACGGCCCGTTATCCAGAAGCTCATTGACCTGTGCCTGTGGGACAACGGTAAGGTGTCAGTGTGGGATGGTGAAGAGCTAGCTGTACATGGGTGTAGTGACAAGCTACACATCCTGAAGAACCTATCTCAGACTGAGATGGATCAGGTAGAAGCATACGATGCTGACGGGAACAGCCGTGGGTGGTTCTCGTTGATCTATCACAACGGGTCAGAGCGTGAGCCTATGATTGTTATCTCTGACTACAGTGCCAACGAGTGGTGCGACAATGTGTGGCGTAAACTAGACGAAGCCTTTGGAGGGTATGAGCTATGAGAATATATTGTGGTAACTTAGAAAACTTAGGTGAGCTTTGTGTTTTGTTTGCTGAAAGAGGCGTGACGTTTACTGCATCATGTCCAGACAGTGACGCATCTGAAGAGGACTTTCAAGATTACTACATAATTACTTTAAACTTTGTATCAATGGTAGGAGTATGAACTGTGAGTTATTACATAGCTGAGTCTGAGAGAGCAGGCGCTAACAGGCTTGTCATGTATCGTGTGGTGAAACGACTGCGTGACTTTAAAGCAGATGATGGCGTTGAGTACATGGTATTCAAGAGCAGGAAGGCAATAAAACATTCCTTCTTCATTGACCTATACATTGGTAAGAATGGTAAGCTAGTCAAGCTTAAGAACAAATCAATGATGAGGTTTTGAATGAGACACGGTATGTCGCAGTTGGAAGTAGCGAAAGTGCTTGGCGTATCACGAGCACGAGTAGGGCAAATCGAACGTAAAGCTTTGTGGAAACTAAAGAAGTCAGGCAAACTGGACAAGTTCTTAGACTTGCTTGATGCACCGATACACGAGTACTATGGTGAAGAGTTTCTAACAGTAAAGCAGGAATCTGGGGAATAATCACTATTCCCTTTTTTTTAAATCTATGTTATACTCTATCTATATAGATAACTAAGTATTACTACTATTATTATTAATACTATTACTAATACATAGGAACTACATATGACACGCGAACAGATGATTGAAGAACTAGTTGAGTATGAATTTACTCAGGTCACAGTGGTTGAGATCGTTCAGATGTACATCAAGTTACAACGTGAGTTCACTGATCAGACTCTTGATGACGATCAACTCATGGCACGTTACAATCAGGTATTTGGAGATGCGGAGGTAGTACACTGATGAAGACATACGTCCATGTTAATCAACACAAAATACGTTCCAACAAAAAGCATGGCACTGACGAGCCTGTTATCACAATCAAGAGGGGCAGGTCCAACACCTACTGTCACGAGGCTAGGATCAATGGACCTTCTGTTCTTAGATATAGTGGGAACGAAAAACCTATACTATCCTGTGGTGCTAGGGTTGTCATAGAAACTGAACACGATGTGGAGGTGATACGGTAATGGCTTTTGTTAAATTACACCAAGAGTGTGGTGATTGTGGTTCAAGCGATGCTCTGTCCTACAATGAGGATGGATCTAGTTATTGTTTTGCTTGTGCCAAGTTCACCCCGTCAGAGTCCACAGGAGGCTCTGTGAGCAACATTAAGGAACGAGTAGTACCCGGACAAGGGTTTGACAAAGCGGCCTTTGCAGAGCCATACAAGGGCTATCAGGACAGGGGTCTAACTGCCACTACAATGGCGGCGTACTCCGCACAGCAGAAGGCAGGCAACGTTCTATTCGGATACCACACCCCACAGGGTGAGTTAACTGCAGTTAAAACACGGTATCCAGACAAGCAGTTCAAGATTGCAGGTGATTGGAAGAAGGCTGGGTTGTACGGTCAGCACCTGTTTCCTAGTGGTGGTCAATACATAACCGTAGTGGAGGGAGAGTTCGATGCACTGGCATCCTATCAAATGTTTGGTGGCAAGTATCCTGTTGTGTCTATTCGTAATGGCGCCCAAGGTGCTTCTGCTGACTGTCGTCGCGCCTACGACTTTCTCAACCAGTACGATCATATTATCTTTTGCTTTGACAACGACGATCATGGCCGCACTGCTTCTGTAGAGTGCGCTGATATATTTGGTGGTAAGTCTCGCATCTTCCATCATGGTGAACACAAGGATGCCTGCGACTACCTACTAAACGGCGACAAGGAAGACTTTGTTAAACGATGGTGGGCGGCTAAGACCTACACACCAGATGGTATGGTGATGCTGGGTACACTGCGTGATGCATTGAAGACACCCTTGGTTGAGGCAGAGGTACGTTACCCGTACAAAGGTCTTGATGACATGACGTATGGTGTACGCCCTACTGAGCTAGTCACCATCTGCGCTGGCTCTGGTCTGGGTAAGTCAACCTTCATGCGCGAGCTAGTGTTCTCCATATTGGCACAGACCAACGACAGGGTAGGACTAGCGTTCCTTGAAGAGACGCCTGACCGTACTGCCCGTGGTCTGGTAGGGCTACAAATCAACAAACCCATACACCTACCCGGCTGTGATTATTCACCATCCGAAGTAGACCATGTGTTTGACTCTCTCAACCTTGATGATCGTGTGGTACTATGGGATACATGGGGATCAAACAAGATAGAAAATGTACTGGCACGTTTCAGGTATCAAGTCAAGGTACTGGGTGTCAAGTACATCGTGTTGGATCACATCTCAATCCTTGTGTCAGATCAGGACAACGGCGATGAGCGCAAAGCCATTGACGAGATCATGACCAAGCTACGTATGTTTTGTCAGGAGATGCATGTATGTATGTTTGTGGTGTCACACTTGAAGCGTCCAGATGGGAAAGGGCATGAGGATGGAGCCTATACTAGTCTGGGTCAGTTGCGCGGCAGTGCTGCAATTGCTCAGTTGTCTGATATTGTGGTTGGACTAGAGCGTAACGCGCAGGCAGAAGATCCAATGGTACGCAACACTACCAACGTCCGTGTACTCAAGAACAGGTTCAGTGGTCAGACAGGACCGGCTACCTCACTGCTGTACAACAAAGAAACAGGGAGGCTCACTGAGATATTTGAATGAGGTGTGTCGCTTGTGATAAGATAATGACAGACTACGAGCTAACCAAGAAGTTCAGCGGCAGTGGGGAGTTCGTTGATATGTGCAATGAGTGTAGTAGGTTTCTTGTTGAGGATGACTTGACAGCAGTAGGTAACGTAGACTATGCTACGCTCAGTGATCTAGAGGAGATAAAAGATGTCGAAGATGGGACGATGGATTATGACACAGGAACAGAACAAGGAGATGAGGGATGGTGGTAGCCAACTATCAGAAAGACAGAAGCTTGATCTCGCCTACTACGAATACTGTGTTTCTAGACATAGAGGCAGACGGCCTGAACCCTACGAAAGTACACTGCGTGGTTACCAAGAGATCGAACGAAGCTCACTTGACCCACTTATCTAGAAGGAGTTTGATGGATGAACTGGCAAAGGGTGGACAGATATGTGGGCATAATCTTATTGGCTATGATGTTCCTGTTCTTAACCGTCTATGGGGCATACGCATACCACACCACAGAGTTGTGGACACACTCGTACTTTCTCGTTTGTTTCATCCCGATCTGGATGGTGGTCACAGCCTCTCTGCTTGGGGAACTAGGCTCGGCTTTCCTAAAGGTGATCATTCGGAGTGGGAAGTCTTCTCTCAGGAAATGGTTGAGTACTGCAAAAGAGATGTTGACGTAACAGAGCGGTTACACAATGCACTGATGCAACAGATGCAGTTGTTTGGATTCACTAAACACTGCGTTGATCTTGAGCACAGCGTAGCGTGGATATGTAAAGAACAGGAAGACAATGGGTTTGAGTTCGACAAGGAAGGTGCAGTTAAATTGTACGAAGAACTGACTACCCGTATGCACAGGATTGAGAAGGACTTGCAACAAGTGTTTCCACCTATCGTAGAGGAGAGGTATAGTGACAAGACAGGTAAGAAACTCAAGGACAAAGTTACGGTATTCAATGTCGGCAGTAGACAACAAATTGCAGAGCGGCTTGCTGGCAAGGGCGCTGTGTGGAAGGAACTCACTCCCGCAGGAAAACCGAAAGTCGATGAGTCGACGCTTAAAAAGCAGACTCACATTCCCGAAGCAAAGATTATATTGCGTTACCTTCTCTGCCAAAAACGCGCCTCTCATGTTGACTCGTGGATTAAAGCAGTGGGCGAAGACAACAGAATACATGGCAGAGTCAGGCACATCGGTGCTGTCACCGGACGGATGGCACACTCCAATCCGAACATGGCTCAGATACCTGCTGTAAGGGCTGAGTACGGTAAGCAGTGTCGTGAGTTGTTCACTGTTCCTGATGGTCGTGTTCTTGTTGGTGCTGATGCTAGTGGTCTTGAGTTACGTATGCTGGCTCACTACATGAACGATGAGAACTACACCAAGGAAATACTAACAGGTGATATACACACAGCTAACCAGAAGGCCGCAGGTCTGGACAACAGGGATGATGCCAAGACATTTATCTATGCGTTCCTGTACGGTGCGGGTGACGCCAAGATAGGTAGTATTGTGGGTGGTAGTGCCGCACATGGGAAGCGACTTAAAGCATCGTTCCTTGAGAACACACCAGCACTGGCTGACCTACGCGCTGAGACTATGGCAGACGCAGAGACAGGATTCCTAACGGGTCTTGATGGTAGACGCATACGTGTACGTTCTGCTCATGCCGCTCTGAACACACTACTGCAGGGCGCTGGTGCTGTGGTGATGAAGCAAGCCATCGTCATTCTGTATGATCTGTTGGAGCGTGTTGACTTCAAGCTGGTTGCACAGGTACACGACGAGTGGCAGATAGAATGCAAACCAGAAGACGCAGACTTCATTGGTAAGTCTTGTGTTAATGCAATGGTATTCGCAGGCGAAGTCCTGCAACTGAACTGTCCGTTGGACGGAGAGTATAGGATTGGTACTAGTTGGTGTGATACCCACTAGCGCAATTCTATTTTATGTGGTATAATATTATGGTAAGTTTAACTAGCGGAGATATGCTATATGTCTAATGAAGCACCCAATGTAATGGTCAAGTGTGACTTGTTCTGGCCCAACCTGACTCACAAGAATGAGTTAGCTGGTAAGTACACAGTCGATCTTGGCAACCTATCTGACGCCGCTGTTACTGCGTTGGAAGACATGGGTATTACCATTAACAACAAAGGAGATGAACGTGGACAGTACATCACCTGTAAATCCAACAACAAGTACAGAGCATTTAACTCTGATGGAACAGAGTTGCTCATCAAGGGACGAACACCGCGAGACGAGATGGATGACCCAGAGTCAGGAGTCATTGTGGGTAATGGTTCCAAAGCCAAGTGCCTTATCGGGTATTACGATTGGGAGTACCTCAAGAAGAAAGGTCGTAGTGCCACGCTTAAGCGCCTTGTGATTGATGAGGTTGTAGAATACTCACCTGAAGTCGAAGAGATGGAAGCTCTGTGATACTGATTGACGGTGATATGCTGGTGTACCGTGTGGGGTTTGCTTGTGACGAAGAACCAGAGGACGTTGCAACGCAGACCCTAGACAACTACCTGTCAGAGATGGTTATGGATCTATCTGATCACTACACATCCAGCATTGTTTATCTAACTGGTAAAGGCAACTTCAGGGATGAGGTTGCTATCACCCAGCCTTACAAAGGCAACCGTGATGACAAGCGAGTGCCAGTACACAAGAAACTACTGCGTGACTTTATGGTATCTGAGTGGAATGCACAGGTAGTTGACGGTATGGAAGCTGATGATGCTATTGCTATCAAGGCAACTGAGCTAGACCACAACGCCATTATCTGTTCTCTCGATAAAGACTTCAAGCAGGTTCCTTGTTCTATGTATGATTATACAAAGAAGGTTTTAACTGCAGTTAAAAAAGATGACGCCATGCGTTGGTTGTACAAGCAAGCATTGATGGGTGATCGTGTTGATAACATTCCGGGGATACATGGCATCGGTCCCAAGAAAGCTGACAAGATAATTGATCCATGCAAGTCAGCGTGGGAATGCTACAGCACTTGCCTTACTCACTATTGGGACAACGAGTTAGATGAGAACAGGCTAATTGAAAGTCTTAACCTTCTATACTTGTTACGCTCACCTAATGATAAGTACGAGAAGCCAAGTGAAATATGATTCCAAGTTTGAGAAAGAAGTCCACAAGATCATGCAGGGCTGTGAGTATCACCCAGAGGATCGTCTATTTTATCTTGTTCCTAAATACTATGAGCCTGACTTTGTTTATAAATACAGAACCAAGACTGTATACATAGAAGCAAAGGGACGGTTCCGTACATCTGAAGAGGCACGTAAGTATGTCATCATCTCAGAAACACTTAGCCCAAAGGAGGAGTTGGTATTTCTCTTCCAACGTCCCAGCACACCAATGCCGGGATCACGAAGAAGAAAAGACGGCACACGTTACACAATGGAAGAATGGGCAGACAAGAACGGATTCAAGTGGTACACCATCGAAACAATACCGACAGGTTGGAGAAGATGACTAGACACCTAGTAATACCTGACACTCAGATTAAACCAGAACATCCTATTGACCATATGTATTGGGCAGGGCGTTATGCCTGTGCCATGAAACCCAACGTCATCGTGCATCTGGGCGATCATTGGGATATGCCATCGTTGTCATCGTATGACGTAGGTAAGAAGTCGTTTGAAGGTAGGCGTTATTCTGCTGACGTAGAGGCTGGCAACGAGGCTATGCAGGTATTCATGGACTGTATCAGAGCAGAACAACAGCGCCTGCGTAAACGTAAGAAGAAGATATGGAAACCACGGCTCATCTTTACTCTTGGTAATCACGAGAACAGAATCGAACGTGCCGTGGAAAACGATGCCAAGCTAGAAGGACTAATGAGTTATGAGGATCTCAATCTCAGGGGCTGGGAAGTTTATCCGTACCTTCAGCCGGTTATTGTGGACGGTATTGCTTATTGTCACTTTTTCACTAGCGGTGTCATGGGCAGGCCAGTCACTAATGCAAAGCTACTGCTCCAAAAGAAACATATGTCATGCGTCATGGGACACGTACAAGACAGAGACATTGCCTTTGACAGAAACGCGGCAGGAAAAAGAATGACTTCCTTGTTTGCTGGCATATACTATCAACATGACGAAGAGTATCTTAACCCACAGACTAATGGTTCATGGTCTGGTTTGTGGGTGTTTAACGAAGTAGACAACGGCACGTTTGATGAGATGCCCGTGTCTATGACATACCTGCGGGGGAAGTACGGTGTTAACTCTTGATGAAATACTAGAACGCATAGCCTCACGATATGATGAGGTAACAATAATGGAAGCACTAGAGATTACATCAGAAGAGTTAGTCGAAAGGTTTGCTGACAAAGTAAACACAAACAGTTGGAAGTTTGACTTAGAGGAAGTGTATGAAGAATGAGTGGAACATGACTGAAGATGATTGTAAAAAGTATGCTAAAGACTGTGAGGAATTGCGTAAGAACTGCGAAGAAAATAAAAGATTAAATGACGCAACACCTGCAGAATGGAACAAAGCTAGTAAGACAGTCTATGGTAAACTACACCATCCAGAAGATCCTGCCATACAGAAACAAGTAGGAGGCAATCATTACAATCGTTATGCAATACAGCCGGTTGATTTTATTATTGCTAACAAGCTGGATTGGTGTGAGGCTAACGCAGTGAAGTATATTACCAGATGGAAAGATAAGAACGGAGTGGAAGATATCAAGAAGGCTATCCACTATTTGGAAATACTACTGGAACGTATTCAAGATGACTAACGTAGTTGAAGGTAACTTTACAAAAGCTATACCTGCTAATGAGTTTCTTGGTGCTTGTGCATTGAGAGCACAGAACCAGATAGAAGAAGGTAGAAACCCTAAAGTAGTTGTGGTATTCTTTGAGAACGGATACCCGTTAGAAGTAACATCGTCAGAGCAATACCCTGATGGAGTGTTTATGACGCTTCACTTGGCGGCGGCGGCGATCATTAATGAAACACTAGGCATAACAGGAGAACCAGAGTAAATGGATGCATACCAACAGTACATACACAAATCAAGATACGCACGATATCTACCAGAGGAAAAGCGGCGAGAGTCTTGGGAAGAAACAGTAGATAGATACGTAGAATACTGGGGCGATAAACTATCTGATAAAGATAAAGAGGAAGTACACAAAGCCATAAAAGATTTAGATGTAATGCCGTCTATGCGAGCATTGATGACTGCTGGCGAGGCTTTGGATCGTGACAACGTAGCAGGTTTTAACTGCAGTTATCTTCCTATTGATCATCCCAAGGCATTTGATGAAATGATGTACGTGCTCATGTGCGGCACAGGTGTAGGCTTCAGTGTAGAGCGTCAGTACGTACAGAAACTACCGGAGGTTGCGGAGGAGTTCCATGAAACAGATACAGTTATCAATGTTGCAGATTCGAAAATCGGATGGGCGAAATCGTTTAGGGAGTTGGTATCACTGTTGTATTCGGGTCAAGTTCCCAGATGGGACGTTAGTCGAGTACGACCTGCAGGTTCCCCACTTAAAACTTTCGGAGGTCGTGCAAGTGGCCCTGAACCTCTCGTCGAGTTGTTCCGATTCACGGTGGACCTGTTTCGGGAAGCTTCTGGACGAAAACTTAGCTCCGTTGAGTGTCACGATCTTTGCTGTAAGATTGCTCAAATCGTCGTCGTCGGAGGAGTCAGACGATCAGCCCTTATCTCACTCAGCAATCTCACCGATGACAGGCTCAGACGATGCAAGCACGGACAGTGGTGGGTAGATAATCCCCAGCGTGGACTAGCTAACAACTCTGCGTGTTACACAGAGAAACCAGACTTTGAGGCATTTCTAAATGAGTGGACCAGTTTATATGAATCACGATCTGGTGAACGAGGTGTCTTTAGTCGAGTGGCAAGTCAAAAGCAGGCTGAACGAAATCAACGCAGAGATGCTACCTTTGATTTTGGAACTAATCCATGTAGTGAAATCATCCTCAGACCGTACCAATTCTGCAACCTATCAGAAGTTGTTGTCAGGCCAACCGATACGCTCGCTAGTCTCAAACGAAAAGTACGCATTGCGACTATCCTTGGAACTCTACAAGCTACCCTCACTGACTTCCGATACCTACGAAACATCTGGAGAGTAAACACAGAGGACGAAGCACTGCTTGGTGTTAGTCTTACTGGTATCATGGACCATCCTTTATTATCAGGACGAGGAGACAAAGGTGAACTCAAGAAGTGGCTCAGAGCTATGCGAGCAGAAGCCATCAAGACTAATGAACAGTGGGCCGGTAGGCTGGGTATTAATACGTCTACAGCCATTACTGCTGTTAAGCCTTCAGGTACTGTTAGTCAGTTGGTCGATAGTGCTAGTGGTATCCACCCTCGCTATAGCAGTCAATACATTCGTAGAGTTAGGGCTGACAGCCGTGACCCACTTTGTGCCGTCTTGGAAGCCGCAGGAGTGCCTGTAGAGAACGATGTGATGTCACCCACTACCAAGGTATTCAGCTTCCCTATAGCCTCTCCAGAGGGGGCTGTGACAGCCTCAGAGATGGGTGCTATGGAACAGCTAGAACTGTGGGAGATATACCAAGATGAGTGGTGTGAGCACAAGCCATCCATGACCTGTTACTATCGTGATGAGGAGTTTCTAGAGGTGGG